CATTGAAAAAACAGTTATGGGCAACGCAACAAGACAATATGTCAAGGGCGTGGCCACATTCTCAGGCACAGCAGATGTCTATTGGGATCCAGATCACTTCACAGCAGAAGATGCTAATCCCACAGTAGGCACAGTAGGTGCTACCAATAAGGTAGTCACACTGAGAGTATACCCCACAGGTTCAGGCACCAGTTGGAGTGGTGAAGTTGTAGTCACAGGTTATACCATCACAGGATCATTTGATGGCATGATTGAAGCAACAATTTCATTCCAAGGCACTGGATCACTAGGCTGGGCATAATTAATGAATCTTAAGATAGAAGTCAGTGGTATCGCTGATACGATGGAAAAAGTCAAATCAGACTATCGTGACTTCTTGGAGCGAGTAGCAGACACCATTGTAGAGGAAGCACCTAAGTTTACACCCAAACGCACAGGCCTAGCCAGTCGCAGTTGGGAAAGCAAGATGCAAAAGGATAACTTTGAAGTTACCAACACTACCAATTATGCTGGCTACCTTGAGAAACCTTATGTAAAATCAAGACAAGCCCCAAGAGGCATCATAGGACCAACACTAACTTCTGTTAAAGGAAAAATTAAATGAACAAAGTAATTGAAAGAGCAACCAGTCATTTTAGAACAAAATTATCTGCAGAAATGCAAAGTGTTTATGTTCCAGAATGGGAATCCAAAGTATTCTTTAAGACCACTATTACTCTTAAAGAACAGAGCAAACTCATTGAGTTAGCATCTGCTGGCAAACAGGTTGAAGCATTATGTGAGAGTTTGATTGTCAAGGCTCGTAATGAAGATGGCACCAAGATGTTTTCATCTGCAGACAAAATCATTCTTATGAATGAAGTTGACCCTGCTGTGATCATTCGCATTGTTGGTGAGATCAACGAACTCAGCAATGATACTCCAGATACAGAGACAGCAGAAAAAAACTAATTAAAGATCCAGATCTCATGTTCGCCTGCAGGTTGGGCAAGGATCTGGGTCTTACATTAGAACAGGTATTTGAAATGACTGTGGATGAATTCCAAACATGGGCGGCATTCTACAGTTGGGAACACAAAGAGATCAAGAAGCAGAGCGAAAAAAGGAGATAAGCAGTGGCTGATCCAAAAATTAGAATAACAGCAGACACCAGTCAACCAGAGCGTGCCATTGACAACCTTGAGCGTGCTCTTAATGGTATCAGTGCCACTGCTAATGCCGCTGGCAAAGCCCTAGCAGGGATCACTGCTGCCGCTGGTGGTGTGGCATTTGCTTTCAAAGGTGTCACAGACCAATATGGTGAATTGGCTGATCTAGGCAAAGTTCTTGATCTCAGTGCTAAAAGTCTACTGAATCTACAGCGTTCAGCACAACTGGCAGGCATTGATGCTGGTGAGTTGAATCAGGCCTTATTCCGCTTGCGTGGCAATCTAGGTGAAGCATTGATCAAAGGCACAGGGCCTGCCAAAGAAGCCCTGGATAGATTAAATGTTTCAGTGCGTGAATTATCTAGACTGCCTGCTGATCAACAGATGGCTCGTATCACAGAATCACTGCGTCAAGTTCAAAATCCTGCAGAGCGTGCTGCCTTGGCCATTGACCTACTAGGCAAACAAGGTCCAAGACTTTTAGAAGTAGCAGACAATGCTGCCAGACTAGCAGAACAGGCACAGCGAATGGGCTTGGCACTCAGTGACATTGAAGTTAGAAATCTAGAGCAGGCTGGTGATGCCATAGATGAATTGGCATTCATAGCCAGAGACACCTTAAACAAGGCCCTGGCACAACTAGCGCCTTATATGATAGCACTAAAAGATTCTATCATTGAAAGCATTGATTCCGCAGGTGGTCTAGGCAATGTCATTGCTGATTCTGTGATTCCAGCATTGAGAGCCACAGTGCAGGTTGCTGCCGCATTGGCAGCCATATTTGTAGCAGGCAAGATTGTGGCAGGTGTCATAGCAATAACCACAGCAGTCATAGGTATGTATAATGCCCTTAAGGTAGCCACAACTGCCGCTGGTATGTTGAATGCTGTGATGGGCAAGAATCCAATCCTAAAGATCGTAGGTGCTGTCACTGCTCTGGCAGGTGCGGCATTTGTGGTCAATGAAGTTGGCAATGCCTTTGATGACTTGGATGCCAAGGTTCGTGACATCAACGCTAAGACCAAAAAAGAACTAGAAACAGAAAAGACTGCTCGCAAGGCCATCACAGAAGAAGTGGCCAAACTAACACAAGAACAAGAAAAAGCACTCAAAGCCCTAGAAGATACCATAGGTAAACTAGAACAGGCAGTGCAATTTGAGCGTGATAGATTAAACCTAGGTGAAGTCCAGGCCAACATCAATAAAACTATTCGTGAAGAAAATGAAAAGTTAGAAAAAGTTGGTATGTCATTGACAGATCAACAGCGTGAAAGAATTGCACTGGCACATCAAGAACTCAAAGTAGTCAAAGATCAAGCAGACATTCAGAAAGCCATCACTGACTATACCAGAGAGCAAACAGAACTAGAAAAGATCAATCGTGGTATCAATCTACAGAAAACCCTAGGTGGTGGTCTTGCAGGTGGTGTTACTTCACAGAAAGAATATGATCGTGACATGGAAGCATTACAGGCCATGTTAGATCGCAAACTGGTATCTGAAACTGAATATATGCGTCAGCGTGAAGAACTCACACGCCAATTCAATCTCAAGTTACAGCAGTTGGAAATGCAAAGGATTGAACAGGTATTGATGGCAGAGCGTTCAGGTATGGCCATGATACTCAGTGAAAAAGATCAACAGACTCTACAACAGGTAGGTCAACAAGAACGCCAGCGTAAGATTGTTCAAGAGCGTATTGAATTTGAAAAGAAATCAGAATTAGAAAAAGCACAATTTGCCATTCAGCAAGGTGCTACAATATTTTCCGCCCTGGGAGCACAAAACAAGAAAGCCTTTGAAGCAGCCAAAGCATTCAATATTGCCAATGCTATCATGAACACCTATATGGGTGCTACCAAAGCATTGGCCACTTATCCATGGCCCTTTGGACTAATTGCTGCCGCAGCCGCAGTAGCATCAGGTATGGCACAGGTGGCACAGATTCGTAGTCAGCAGTATTCAGGACGCCAACTAGGTGGTCCTGTTATGGCCAATCAAAGTTACATAGTTGGTGAAGCAGGTCCAGAATTGTTTACACCAAATAATTCAGGTTCAATCACTAGAAACAATCAATTAGGCAGCGGTGGTTCTGTGTCAGTGAACTTTACCATAGTGGCCAATGACACACAGGGCTTTGATCAATTGCTGTCAAGTCGCAAGGGTGTGATCACACAAATTATTTCAGACGCCATGCTAGAGCGTGGACAAAGGAGCATGGTATAATGCCAGATTTAGCCACTAACTTTCCTTCATCACCAGAGATATCCTCTGTAAACTTTCGTATAATTACACCTGGTCAGACTTCAGAAAGCCTGTCAGGTAAGATACGCAGGATCAACTTTGGTGTCAGTTATTACGCATTTGAAGTCAAATATTCAAACCTAACACCTTTACAGGCAGGATCAATCACAGGCTATTTGGGTCAAGCACTGGGGCAACAGTTTTCATTTAACATCATACTGCCTAAGATTTCATATACTAAAATCACAGCCGCATCAGCAGGTGGCGCACAGACCACAAACACAGTGATCACTTCAGGATCCAGTGTTAGAGGTTCAACTTCAGTGACATTGACCAACTGTGGTGCCAACAAGAATGTTTTGGCCGCAGGTGATTTCTTTAAATTCAACAACCACTCTAAGGTCTATATGTGTGTAAGCCCTTGCACAGCCAACAGCAGTGGTATTGCTACATTATTTTTCTCATGTCCTTCAGTGACCAATATACCTTCCAGCACACAGTTGACCATAACGGCTGTGCCATTCCAAGCCATATTAGATGAACCAGAACAACAATGGGACACAGGTATTGGTGGCATAACTAGTATAAGTCTATCAATGAGGGAAGTTTGGTAAATGAAAGATTTTGCAAACACAGCCAATAGAGATGAATACTATCGTGATCATACTATCTCAGTTGATTGCGTAGAATTACATCTTAAAACCAACACGGGAGCGAATCTGCCTGTGTATCTATGCAGTGGTGGTTTTGATCTAGAGTTTGATTCTACCACTGCACCAGATGCAGGTGTTAATACCTACACAGCACAGGGTGATTTCATAGGCTTTAGCCCATTAACTGAAGACTTTGATGTCAAGGTTGGCAAGTTCTCAATCTACCTAAGTGGCGTAGGCAATTCCTATGTAAGTTATTTGATCAACAATGAGATTGAAGGCAAGCGTGTCTGTGTCTACAAGGCATTCCTTAACTTTGGTTCTGCAGGCACAAGCCCATTGGCTCTAGCGGCAGCACCTATACTGATGTTTGATGGTATCATTTACAATTATGCGATCAATGAAACTGCACAGAGTTGCCAGATCAGCATAGACTGTTCTAGTCTATTTGCTGACTTTGAAAGGACCAATGGACGCAAAACCAACAATTGGTCAAACTGGTTATTGCAGGGCGTGAAATCAGATGAATGTTTCAACAAGAGTGGTTATGTGGGGCAAAGTGAATTCAGGTGGGGCAGGGCTTAAATGTATTTCTTATACTGTCTACCTTTGCGTAATTTGTCTAAGTTATTTTCTTGGATAGTGCCATTTACAAGATGTTTGGGATTGACACAACGAGGATTGTCGCAGGTGTGCATGACTATAGGTAAAGAATTATCTAAGCCATTATGGATGTGCTGTGAATATCTATGTGCTCGCCATTGCTTGCCATCTAATTGGAAAAGCCCATATCCGTCATTATCTACGCCGCCTTGCCAAAGCCAGCAATCATCTGTGATTTGCACTTTAGAAAAGAATCGTGTTATTGGATCTGATTTAGGTCTAGCCATAAATGTATTATATAGAAATCAAAAGGGTTTGTCAACATGATCGTAAGAAAAATGCAGCCTCAAGAGTTTGATGCCACTATCATCTGTTTTCAATACTACAGAGATGAAGCCATTAAATCAGTGCCAAGGATTGCAGAAGAATATGATGACAATTCAGTGATAGAAACCATTCGTCACTATGCATCACATTATGATCACTGCTGGTTCAATGCCTATGAAGGCGGTCGTGTAGTTGGATTTATTGCAGGCTATGCCACTGAAACACCCTGGAACAAATCAATAATTGACAGCAATGTGGCATTCATCTATCTCTTAGACAGCCATAAGAATATGGATAATTTTAGATCACTGTTATCTAAGTTTGAAGAATGGTCTAGGATGATTGGTGCTAGGGCAATCACAGCAGGTGACATTGGTATCAATCCAGAAAGAACTAAAACACTATATGAACACTTTGGATTTACTCCTGGTGTTTGGATGAACAAGGAGTTGATCAATGAGTAAGGTCTTTAAGAAAGTTGGCAACGCTATAAGTTCTGTGGTCAAAGGTGTGGTCAAGGCAGTGACCAATGTGGTCAAGGCCGTGGTCAATGTGGTTTCAAGTGTGGTCAATTTTGTCACACAACCATTTATGGGTATGCTGGGTGGTGTTACAGATATGCCATCAGCAGGACAAGAAGCAGAAAGACAACAGGGTGTTCTAGTCCAAACACAGGGCTCAAACATCTCAGTGCCATTGGTCTATGGTTATAGAAAAGTAGGCGGCACAGTGGTGTTTGCTGAAACAGGTTCAACCAATAACAGATATCTCTATGTGGCCTATGTGTTTTCAGAAGGTCTGGTAGAAGGTCTCCGTGAAGTGTTCATTGACGATTGGATGCTGCCTGTGAATCTAACTGCTAATCTAAACGCAGGTCAGGTAGTAGATGTTACCACAGACAGATATGCTGGTCGTGTTAGACTGCAATGGTCACCTGGACAGTATTTTGCAAACCCAA